TTATGAAGACTTTTCTATATTTTCTATCTTTTCTTTAACAAGCTTCATAATCTCTTGCGGTATATCAAGTCCACCAGTACAATATCCAAATTGAACACTCTGAGTAACTTTTGCAGCTTCTATTCTTAAGTTATCATCTATCTGTGAAGTTTGTCTAGCTATAAGCTTGGGTTTTGCATTTTCTGTTAAAACTTGAGCTTGTAACAATTTCTCTTTTTCTTCATTTAAACTTTTTTCAATTTCTAAATTTTGCTCTTTTAGATCAAGTTCATCATCTATTTGTTTAGTTTGTCTTTTTATTAGTTCTGTATTTGCATTTTCTGTTTCTATTTTTGCATTTGTTAAATTTATATTAGCCTCATTTACTTCGTTTTCATCACCGCCTAAAATCATTTGTAAAGCAGTATTTTGACTTTGTGCTACTGTTGTCTGTCCTACACTTACTAATGCTTGAGCTAAACTTTGAAATTGTGTATCATTTCTAATAATATTGTCATTACCAAAATCTGACAAAAGCTTTTTAAATTCTCCAAAAGGGGATTTTTCAGATAAACTCATCTCTAGTATTTTAGGATATATATTTCCAAATGCTTCTAATCTAGCATCATAATCTACGTTATTTGCCATTATTTAACTCCTTTATTTTATTGATTTGTATTTCACACTGTTTATATTTGTAAAAAAGCATAGAATAAGCATTTAAAATATCAAGTTCATTTTTTGCTATTGGCTTTTCAAGTGGGCTTAGTGTTAGTAATTCTTGCGGAATTCTAACTTTTTGAATTTCTATTTTGGTTACTACTTGTTGAGTTTGCATCCCACAACCTATCAACGACATCGTTAAAAAGCTTAGTAATATTATTTTCATTGCTAGTGTAAATATACTTTTTAACATATTGAACCCTTTCTTGTACTTGATTTTTTTCCTTATTTGCTTCATTTAAAGCATTTAATTCAGCATTATGAATTTGATTTAATTCTTTTAATTTTTCTTGATTATTTTCATTGACTTTTAAAGCCAAAGCTAAATCACTTCGACTTTTTTCTAATTTTGCTTGAGTGCTATCAAGTCTTAGATAAAAATATCCTGCTAAAATTGTCATAAGTACTAAAGCAATGTAAAGTTTTTTATCTCCTAGGATATATGAAAATATAGAACTCATGCTAACTCATTTGTTATTTCTAATTTAATGTCTTCAAGATTTTTACCATACACCAAATCATAAAATTCTTTACAAGCTTGTCTGCTTTGACCGACACTTTCATTATTATTATCTTTAGTAAGCCCCAGCAAGATACAACCTTGTGTGTCTTTGTCAGTGTTTCCCCAGTGTATTAAAATTGCACGACTTGCTGGAACTTCATCATTATAAACATTTATCATTGTATCATCATCTTTTTTTGTGATACTTCTTAAAGTGTTTTCAAATCTTGAAGGAGAATGCCTTTTTAAATCGTAAATGCCTTCTGGTATTCTCAAATCCTTGTTTCTTTCAACTCCTTCTTTATCCTCTTCCAAAGAAAAGCATTCAAAAAGAATTTTATCATCATCACTTAAAACCTTAAATTTACCAATAACGCAAGTTTTGCTAGTATATCTTCTATTAATTGTTACTTTCATTATAATTCCTTTAATTTTTTATACAATTTATTTGGATTTGAGCTTCCTGCATTCATATCTCCTAGCTTAACCAAACCACCTATTTGTAAAGCCCTAACTATGATTTCAGAGCAAAACCATTTATTTTCACTATCCTTTGTAAATGTGAAAAATCCTAGAATTCCTAAAAAATCATATTTTTTCCCTATTTGAGAGTAAAGAAATTCTTTTATTTTTGCTTCATTTGCATTATTAATTTCTATAAAATCCCATCTGCCAGTGTCTTTAAATTCTTTTATTCTTACTCCTTTATCTCTAGGACTTGAGCTAATCATTAAATTGTCTAAGATTATTTCACAGTGAGAATAGGATTTTAAAAAATCTCCATTTAATCTTTCTTTCCAAGATGAAGTAAAAAAAGCTATTGCTTTATCAAGAAAAGTAGATTTGTCATTTTCTTTAACTTTATAAAATGCAATTTTCATTCGTTTTCCTTTCTTTTGTAAATCATTCTTAATTCATCATTTCTTATTTGAGTAAGCCTAACAAGCCTTTCATCCATTCTCATAAGATCTGTTTCTATGGCTTCGAGCTTGTCATTGGTTTTAGAACAATGTGTTTGTATAAACTTCATTAAACTATCATTGCTTGCTTTAGATACTGCAATTTGTTCTCTAATAAGAACATTAGTATTTTTGGTTTCACTTATAAGTTCTTTTGCTCTTTCCCCAGCTTCTTTGTGTAAAGTTCGATATAGGTGCCATGCAATACCAGCTAAGACAAAAACCATTAATCCTAGCAATGCTGATCCGCTTAAAGAGCCAAGTATGGCACCTTCTTTTATTATATTTTCAGTACTCATTCTTCATTCTTTCAAGTGATTAAATTTAATTCTTCTAAGCTTTGAACTAATTCAACTCTATCCTGTAACCCTTGTCTTTTTCCTATTAAAGCTCCACTTGCTTGTCTGTAAAGAGTTGCTTTTTCTATTGCTTTATCACAAAGGGTTCTTAAATCCATACCCCTTGCAGTTGCTATTGCTTGCATAAATGGACATAAGCTTGTGTCTTGATAGTTTGAATTTTTGTAAGCAAGGCTTTCTCTTTCCTGTGTTTCAAAGCTTAACATTTCAGATTGTGGGATATAATCTTTTTGAACTTTTAAAATAGCACTTTCATAATCTTTGTTAATTTCAATTAGTTTAATCGCTTTCATTTCGGTTAAAAGCTCAGCACCGCTTAAAACTAATGGTAGATATTGCTTAAGCAATTCTAATTCGTTAATAGCTAAGCAGTATCCTTTTACTACTTGTGCTCCTTCTTGTATTTCTTCAGGTGTAATATCATCTTGATATATATTTTCTACATAATCATCACTACCTTCAATTTCAACCCTGTTTTCTTTATAACTTAAAGCTCTATTAACAATAGCTAAAATATGATTTTTTTCTATCATATCTTTTATAGTTTCAATATTTATATTTTCTAAAATAGAACCATTATTTTTTATTACTAACATATAAACTCCTTATTTATAAATAATACCGCTATTGGTAATTTGATTAGGTGTGATATTTGATAATTTTGCAGTAGAACCTGTTGTAATAAGTCCTTTGGCTTGTATAATACCACTTTCACATTGCAGCATTGTTGATAAAGGATATGTGCTACTAGCAACTTGGTCTATTAGCTTAGCATTATTAGCACTAACATAGCCACCAAATCTAGTTAATATACCATATCTAGCACTACCTTTAATAGTTGCTTTATTAACACTAACTATAGAACCTTGATTGCAAAATAAGCCATCGTAGCCTGAATTTTCTACAACGCAAGCATCTGCAAGAAGTGTAGAAGCTTGTTCAACCATTATTGCATCCCATACAGCATTCATACAGCCTTTATTTGATGTTATAAAACCTCTACTATTTTGATATAATCCTAAGAATACTATTTTTTTAGTACTATTTGAATTTTCCAAAGGATTTAAATCTACTTTAATATCTATTATAGGAGTAATACCATAGTTTGATAAAAATAAATAGTTAACCGATGTGTCGCTAAAAACTGCATTATTTGGATTAACCTTAACAATGTCATCCTCACTACTTATTATCACATTATTAAAATTAGCATTACTAAAAACTATTTTTTCATTAAAAATAAAACCACTTTTTAATTTTATAGTGATTATATTAGATTTATTATATTTAAGTGCTTCGCTAAGAGCATCATTTAGATTTGTAAATTTACCTCCCTCTCCGACAGTCCATTCTAATTTTTGTGTTAAGATCTTGGCTTTTTCGCTAAGCTCTGTTATTATATTTTCTTTGGCTTGTTCTAAGTCTGTTATTTTTTCTTCTTGTGCCGCTTTAGCTTGTTCTATTGCTAATAAAGCTTCTTCCTTGCTTGTATCTATGCCAGAAACCGCATTATTAACTTCTTCAATAGCTGTATTTTTAGCTTCATTAACAGCGTTTAACGATGTATCTTTTAATTGTGAAATTTGACTTGTAGCTGTATTGCTTGCTGTTTGCACTTCTTGCAAGGCATTAGATTTTGCACTCTCTAATGCAGCTGTTATTTCTGTGTTTTTATTATCTAATAAATCCAAAGCACCATCGTACTTTTCTCTTAACTCTTGTAAGCTTTGTGATGCTGAATTTAAATCACTTGCAACTTGTTCTAAGTCTGCCATTATTTACTCCTTATAACTTAATTTAATTATTTTTTTATCAAGTAAGACATTTTCTATTGAAAAAATGTGAGAATAAATTCCACCTAAATTGTCTTTTATAATTTCATCAAATTTAGCTAGTTTTTCTTCGCTAGCAGTATTTAACTTACCTATATTTTCATCTGTTTTACTTTGTATGTTTGCTATACTTTCTTCGCTAAGAGAATTAATTGCTCTTAATTTTTCATTAGCATTAGAATTAAATTCATTAAGTTTATTTTGATAATTTGAATTAAACTCATTTATTAAAGTATCTAAAGCTGATTTTCCCTGTGCGATGATGAGTTCTATTTGATTTTTTTGAGCTAGTATTCCACTTGTTTCATCCGTAATATCGCTTGATACTTTCTTCATTTCATCAATAATACTTTTTTTAAGCTCTAATAAATAGCTTTCAATAGCTGTTTTATCGTTAGCAAGTTCAGTTCTTGCTACTTCTGTTAATCTTCCTAAATCTTCATTAGCTATTTTTGCTCTTTCTATAAAATTAGCCAAAGCTGTATCTGTTGTATTTTTAGTATTTTCATAAAGAGTTTGCATTTGCTCTTTTAAAAGATTTATATCGCTAAGTTTTGCTTGAATACTAATATCTATTTCATTGGCTTTTAAATCAAGCTCACCTTTTAATCTATCATTATAACTTTGTAAATCAAGCTTTAAATTATCAATTTGAATTTTAAAATCTTTAATAATCTGTGTATAACTTTTTAAATCATTTGCAAATTCTTTAGAAGCTAAAATTGCATTATTTAAATCGTTTATCATTGCATCAGCTTTATTAACAATTTCAATAGCTTCTAAGACATCTTCATATTTTCCTACTATTTCATCTTCTAATTTTTCGCAACGCTTTAGTAGATTAATCATATTTTGATTTAATCTTTGATTTTCAAAAAGTATAGTATTTATCTTAAGTTTTATAGTTGCTTCAGCATCATTAACTATATCTTGTACTTCTGATTTTACATTTTTAAAATCATTGGTTATAGATATAATCTCATTCTTTGTTGCTATAATATTTGAAACAAGCTTATTTACAAGCTCTATATTAGAATGCAAATCATCTTTAATACTTTGAGCGTGTTCTAATTCTTGTAAAATTTGCTCTTTAAGCTCTATTGATAAATCTAAATATGATTTAGTAAGATTTTTATTTTCTTCTACTTTTTCAAGTCCTGCATTAAAATCAACAGCTATATCATAATATTCTTCAAGTTTTATTTTTATGATTTCAAAATTTTTATTAAACGCGTTAAGTTCAGGATATTTTTCTTTAACAATATTAACACCATTATTTATGTTTTTTTCCGACTCTATAATGTTATTATAGATATGCTCTATATTATTTAAAGTATCGTTTATTTTATTGCTTATTTTTTCTATTTCATCTTTTTTGTTTTTAACAAAATCAGCATTGCTTTGCGTAAGTTCGCTATTTTCTATAACTAAATTTTTAAGCTCTAAAGTTTGAGTATAAAAGTTATTAACTTGTTCTTTTAAGCCTATAATTTCTTCTATTCTAGTATTATCCAAAGCAGTAGCAACATCTGAAATTCTTGCTAAAACTTGATTTATAATTTCAAGTTTTTCTCTACCTGTTTTTAACTCGTTTAAACTTGTTCCCATTTTTAACCTTCGTAATAATCACTGTCTTTAATTCTCTTTTCACAAAAGAAAAGCAGATCATCCATAGCTAAAAGCCATTTTTTATCATCTAAATAAGCTATAAAATCAGCACTATTTATACTTTGTATATAGTCTTTATAACTCAAAGCTCTATTAAATTTTTTTGTGAAATTACAATTACAACCATGTTCTTTCATCATCAAGCTCCTTGCCATCATTAGCTATATACTCGTAAATTATCTTGTCACATAATGCAAGAAAGTCTTTTTCTTCGCATCTTGTAATCAAATAACAAACATAATTAATCACAGCAAAACTAAGTGTTTCATCTATCATTAAATGTTCTTTTTCATTGTCAAAATCAGGCTCATCAGGAATAATCAAAAAATGATTATTTCTAACTTGCCTAAAAACTTTTTCACCTTGCTCTACATTTTTTAAAAGAACGCTAGGAACACATTTTGATAAAATATAATAAAATGCTTCCATAAAATAGGCTTTCAAAACTTCATCATCTTCTATCATTTTGTAAGAATTTTTAACTTTAGCGATAACGAGTTTTTTAGCCATAATACAAAGCATTACACACCTTTTGCTGCTTTTAAAACCGCTTTAGCCTTTGCATTATTTGTACTAGTTAATCCCACTCCTATAGCAAAAGCATCAGCATTTCTTACTTCTAAAGTGCTTTGCGTATAAAATCTTTTTGCTTTTGCAGTAATATCAGTTGGAACATCTTCAATCATAGTAGGAATATAAAGCCCATGTTTCATGTACTCAAAATCCCCAGCAATTAAAACATCACCCAAACCATATTTAGGGCTTAATAATCTATGCATATGGAAATTTACCGTTCCAAAATCTGTTTCAAGGCTCACTACTTGTCCTACTAGTTTTGTTTCATTACCTAAAATTCTTGTAGCAAATTTATTGATAGCTCCTTTTAAGTCAGCTCCTAAAAAGACATCTTTAGGCGTAACTCCGCTATTCCAAATGGTTTGCAAAATTTGATTAAGTTTATCTTCTGTAAGTTCTGTTGCAGCTCCACTCCAATCTCCTGCTTCATCAAAAGCTAATACATTTCCACGCTTTCCATCAGCAAAGCTATCTTTTCCTTTGGCTATATAGTGAAAAATTCCTGCCATTTCTCCACTTGTTGCTTCTTGTGCTTGAACAAAATCTTTGAAAACTGATTTTTTTACATCACTATCTCTGCCTAGACCAAATAAAGCATATTCCATATCCATTTTATGTTCTTTGGTTTTTTTGCCTATTTGATACTCCATTTCATTGCCACCATATTGATTTGCTTTTAATAAAGCTTTTGATACCATGGCTTCGGTAATGAATATTTGAGTAGCATTTGTAGTTTTTTGAGCTGTGTTTTTTGTCTCACCTACAAATTTACTTAACTCTAAATTTGCATTCTTTTTTGGTTCTTCAAAAGTATCAGTAATCCAACTATGAGTTAAAGGATTTGTAACCTTTGAAGTGCCTATTTTATTTAGAATTGGTGTTTCAGTAGCTCCAATTTTAATAATCGTTTCATATATTGATTGTTTTAACTTAACATTTTCTGTTGCGGGTGGGGTATGTCCCATTGAAGGTAAAGCCATTTTTGAATTCTCCTTAGTTTAGTTTTAAGGATTTTTCCAAAAATGACTATTTCAAATATAGTGTGTTTTGAAATGAAATTAAATTTTTAAGTATTTTTTACGTATAATTTTATAGTTTTAAGGATATCTCTTTGAAGACTTTGTAAAAAGTTTGAAAGGAGGTTAAGATGAACGAAGTTATTATAATCTTAATGCTTTTAGTAGTCCTTATCGTAGCGATAAAGAGCTAGATAAGAACTAATCTTTTAATATAGTTAATGATATTTTAAAGAAACCCTGCTTAGTTTGTCCTTAAAACACTAAAAAGTCTTCAAAAAAAGCAGGGTGAAGACTTCAAATATTTATACTTTTATAAAGTTCTAAACATTCTAAGAAATCATTTTGCATTCTTAAAAGTAGTTTATTCTCTTTGTTTTCATCATCTTTTAAATCTTTTAACATTTTTTCTAGCTTTAAGGCATAATTTTTAAAAGTTTTAAAATCAAAGGCATATAAACCATTTTTAGCCAATATACAATTTAATTTATCTTTAAAATTGTTTTTACTTTGTTCTAAATCATACTTTAAAGCTTTAATCTCATTCTCATATTTTTCCTTTTGCTGTGCTAATTGAGATTTGTAACCTAAGCTTTGTCTAAAAGCTAACTTATCGTGCTTCTCATATTCAATATTTCTTAGTCTTTTTTCCATTTCATTAAAAGCTTTGATAAACTCGATTTTCCATTTATAAGCCTTTTCACCTGTAAAACCCATCACTAAAAGAGAAAAAGCGTCGCGAGTGATTTTGTAGCAAGGTAAAATTCTACCCGTGCTATCAATATATTTACTCAGCTCAAAATTGAGCTTAGTAAAATTATCCTTTGGAAATTCATTTATTTTGCGTATAATATTTTTGTGGTTTTTATTGAATACTTCAGCCACGCTTAAAGAAGTGGTATATACTGCATTATCTACCACTTCCAACTCTACATCCACGCCATTAATTACAGCTAATTTTTCCATTTTTTACCTTTTTGTTTTGATTAGTTTTTACTCATTAGATAAAAACATAACACAATTATATACTTTTTTGATGATATTGTCAAACATTTTTTACTTTTTTAATAAATATTTTTATTTTTATATACTTTTTAAGTATATTTTGTTATGATTGTATTAAATAAATTTAAGGATAACTATGTTAAAAAGAGAGTTTGATGAAAAAATTAAAAGTCTAGGACTTACAAGACAAGATTTTTGCAATATAACAGGTTTAGCTTATAGCAGTGTGAGCAATTGGAATGATAATAATAAGCCCATTCCTATTTGGGTTGATACTTGGCTTCTTAACTATGAAAAAAGCTTAGCTTTAGATGAGCTATTAAATATAATAGAAAAATATAAAAAAAATACATAATTAAGGGATAAGCCCTTAATTTTTATTTATCTTCGCTCCTTTCTTTTAATTTAATAAGATTTTTTAGCGTATAAGTGCCTATTTTTCCTGCTATTTCCCTGTTATTTTTTTTATCTCTAACCTTATCTATTTTTTGCTTTCTAGCTATTACTTGTTTTATTTTCTCAATTCTTTGCTTTCTAGCCTTTTTATCATTTTGTATTTTTTCATCAAGTCTTTGTTTTACGCTTTTTTTATTCTTTTTCTCTACTTCTTTAGCCTCAATATTTTCTTTTATATCTTCCATTAAGTTTGTTTTAGGTTTAGTTTGGGTAGAATTAGGATTATTTGGTAGCCCATTCAATGAGTTATCATTTTTGCTACCTGGTTGGATGAAAGTTTGGATAATGCCAACATTTTCTTTAGTATTTTTCTTACTAACTTTTTCAAGCCTTGTTAAATCCTTTTCTTTAACTTTAGTCACATGTCTAACTTCTCCAGTATCTTTATTTACACCAAGTTTTCCTAATTTATTATCATTTAATCTTTTTGCTATTAAAGCTATATCCATTCTATTGTTTTTATAAAAAAATGTAGGATTTTCTTTAATTTCTTTTATAAGCTTAAACACATCACTAGGCTTTTTAAACATCTCTTTATGTTTATTGGCTAAATATTCTAAGTCGGCTATAATCTCATCATTTGTAAGTTTTGCTAAATTTCTAACATTTGGAGAAACGCTTATTTTTACATTTAAATCACTCTTTGCTTTGCTCGGATCAGCTTTATCCATGAAGAAGTTGTCGCCTTTGATAACACCTTCTTTTATTAGTGCATCTTTTAATATTTTATTTTGTTCTTTATCTACTTTAATATAATTATCCAAAGCATCTTTAAAAATTCTACTTTGTTCTTGATCTGCTATTTTTATGTTTTTAAGATTAGATATAACTTCTTTATTGGTTTTAGCAAGTTTTATAGCATCTAGTATTTGATTTCTTAATGCTTGTTCTTTGGCACTTTTCACAAAAGGAGCTAAAGCGTGTAATCTAGCAAAAATACCACTTATTAATATTCTATCAAAAACACCCTGTATTGTTGTAGCCATTGAAGAGTTTGTCTTTTTTCCACTACTTGCTAAGGCTGTCATTATCAAATCTCTATTATTATTATATATCAAAGCGTATGTATTAATAACATCTTTAGCATCTTTTATTTTTTTACTTGAAAAATTGACGTCTTCTAAATCTTTTGCTAAGGATTTAAAATCATACCCCACGCCTTCAATCCTATGTTTTTCTAATAAAGAATTCATCACATGAGTTTCATTAGCCAATCTTTCTTGTTCATTCATTCCTTTAAAAGCATTTTCTAAATTCTTATCTTCATTTATATTTCTAAGCCCTTTAACCAATCTATCGGTAAGCCCTTCTTTTGTTTCTTGAGGCTTCATCATGCCTAAATAACTTTCTTTAAAATTTTCCTTTAAAGCAAAATTTTTATTTGCATTATCTAGTATTTCTTTTGCTAATACCTTGTCACTAGCATTTCTTATCAACGCATCATCTAAAATTTCTTTTACTATTCCATAAGCTTGTTTTGTATTATATGTTTTATTTCCTGTGCTTAATTGCTTATTTATAGCTGTTCTTAATCCAAAGATTTGTTCCGCACTTACTTCTTTTCCTTTTATTTCATCTAAATAGCTTTGTATGTTATTTTTTACATCTTGATCTAAAAAATTATTATTTTTAAAATTTTCAAGCTTTGCTAAATCTTCACTAGTTAATACTATTTTTCCATTATTAAGCTCATCTAATTTACTTATAGCACTTCCATACTCTTGGTTTATTCTATTCTCATAAGCGTGATTATCTTTTTGCCAAGCCTTATAATCAAACTCACCATTTAAACCTGTTTTGTTTTTAAATACTTCATCTTGTCCTTTAATCATATTTAAAAAAGAAATACTAGCATCCTTATCAGCCTTTAAAACATCATCCAAAAAACTTCCTATTTCTGGATAAGCTTGTGCTGCTTTTAATAATACTTCTCTTCTTTGTGTAGTTGGCATTCCTTGTAAACTATTAGAAATATTTTTTAAAATAGCACTTGTTCTTTTAGCGCTATCTTGTATAAATTGTGGATTATTTTTATTAAGTCCTTGCTCGACAATGTTTTTTAATATTTCTATTGTAGGTTTTCCATTTTCTAGGTATGTTGGATTTTCTTTTGCTATAAGTTCATCTATTTGTTTTTTATTCTCTACATTTTTTGTAAGATTATTAAAAATTGTTTCTGCATTTTGTAAGCCACCATCTGTAAATTTTCCTATCATAGGGATATCTTTTTGGGTGATTTTATCTATAACCCTATTACCTAAATTACCACCTTTTACTGCCATGCCATCTATCATATCTTTACCGGCTTGTGCTCCTGTTTTTGCCATATTATAGGTATTTTTTAAAGCTCTTGCTCCTTTGGCAACTCCTGCAAAAGCTGCGTCTCCTATCAAAGAAAGTCCAGCATTTTCACCCATAAGCATAAGAGCTTCTTTTAAATTCATATCTTGATTTGTATCTTTTGTATTTCCGTAGTAATCATATCCTGCCCCTAAAGATGCACCAAGTGCACCACCTGCAACCATACCAACTCCGCCGCCTAGCATTGTACCGCCAATGGCACCTGCTGCTCCTAAAGCCATACTAGCACCATTATCTCTTAATCCACGATATAAATCACCCATTGTGCTACCTTGCACTTTAGAATAATTTCCGTTATTATCTTGCACCCAATAAGATCCATCATCATCTTGCAATAATCTTCCACGCCCTGATTTTTGCAACTCATCGCCTAAATCTCTCATAAACTGATTACTTTTTCTTACTACTTCATTATCATCAGCAAAAATAGGTTTAGAGGCATTAAATTTAGATTGCTTATCTAAAATATAATTACTTAAATCATCAGCATTCATGGAGGGATTTTTATTATAATCATATAAATCCCTTTTATATTCACTAATATTTCCCATAGGATTTGTTAAATTTTGGTCTTTGAAATTATATTTTTCATATTCTTTAGCATATTTATCTTTATTCTTATAAAAATCATTGATTGCTTCATTTTTTAAACTTGCTAAATATTCATTTGTATTTTGATTTTCACTTTGACTTACTCCATCTTGTAAAAATGAAATAATGTTATTTTCTTGTGGTTTTTCTAATAAAAATTCTCTTATATTCATTGTATTAATCCTTGTTTTTTTAATTCTTCTACGCTAACTTGCATTTTTCTACCTGCTTGATTAACTAATATTACATTACCATTAGCATCAGGCTCTGATATTTGAGCATTAATTCCATTAAAACTAACGCTATGTAATTTTGGTGTATTTTGATTAGCTGTTGAATTATCTATAATTACTGCATTTTTACTAGGTTTTGAGTATTTTTCATCCCAATAAAAAGCTTTCATCTTTGGAGCATAATTGTCGTAATACTCCATATCTTTTTTATAATCTTCTATAGCATCTTTTATTGCTATACTTGTTTTGGCATTTTCTAATTTTTCCATTAATTCCATTTTATAGGCTATAGGCATATATGCTAGCCACTCTCCTGTTAAATCTTTTGCTACTTTTTGATTGTTAGCCTCTAAAAAATAACTATTAATAGGGAAATTGGCTTGTATATTCTCTAAATTCCATTTAGCATTTTTACCACCTCTTAATAAATCACTTAGCTTTCTTTTTAAGAATAAATCACTTGCCTCATTTAAATCCGTGCTTTGACTTCCCCATCCACCAAAAACACGCTCTATAGCTCCATTCCAAAAACCATGGGTTGTATCATATGTTTTACCTTGATTACTTGCTAAATCTAAAAACTGAGCGTCTGCTTTATATCTTGTATTGTTTTGTAAATTTGCATTGTTTTGACTATTAAAACCTTGACTATTACTAAAAACTCCATTTAATAAATCCTGCTCTTTTTGTTTTGCATTTATCTCATTTTGCAATTTTTGTAGTTCTAATAATCCTTTTTGATAATTTAAATCCTTGTAAGCCTTATTAGCATTTATTTCTTGCTGTCTTAAAGCATTTTGCATGGCATATTGTCTAGCTCTTTGATTATAATTCATTTGCCATTGCTGATCTGCTATATTTGCTCTTTCTTTTTGATAATCAAAGTTTCTCTCATTTTGCAAAAGCTGATTATTTTGCATAGCCTGATTAAATTCCATTTGTTGCTTTCTTAAATCTTGCTCTTGCTGAAACTCATTAGCTTTAACTTTATCATCAAAACTTTTGCTCATGATGTCATATAAGACACCACCGACTTTTCCTGCGTTTTGTATAACGCCTGTATCAGGATTAAATACTACTCTTTGTGGGTTATAAAATGCCATTTTGTTTCCTTTATTCTTTCTTTTAAAATAAAGGATTTAAGGAAGTTTGTGTATAATTTTAAAAGGGTGTAACGCCAAAGGGTCGCCACCCTTTAGCGTTAGAGGTGATTAAATCACTAACCAAAATTATAGTTATAATTATACTACTTTGTATAATTATAGTCAAGGTTTATTAATACTTGATTTCCCCTTTTTTAAGGGGAGCTATAATTTCCCTTTGGCTTCCTTAAATCCAAATCTATTTAATTACTCCAAACATTTTGAAGTTTATTTTCCATATTTTTTCTTCTGTTTAACTCTTCATTAGCTAGATATTTATTAAAGTTATAAGCATCTTTTTGTAGCTCATAATTCTTTTGTGCCATCTTTTGCTGATTATAAGCACCATATAAAGCACCAGCACCACCTAAAACATTTCCTAATCTATCAAAATTAGTTACTTTATTTGCATCAGAACTTTTAAATAACCAATCTCCAAAATTACTAAAAGAATTTTTTAATCCATTTAAAAAACCACTACTGCTACTTGCTAAATTTGGAGTGAAATTGCTTGTTTTCATCAAAGTATCTGCAAAGCTAGATCCTAATCCTGTACCACCTTTTAAAGCTGTTATAAAATCCATAATTTCTCCTTTATACTAAACTTAATAATTCTTTACCGAGATCTATCTCGCTAACTTCGCCTTTTTTTAACTTATCGTTAAAATCACTAGTTCTTACATTATTATTTGCACTTGATAAATCTTCAGCTTTTTTAGCATTATTTGATTTTCCGACCAAATTAAGTAAGGTTTTCCAGCTGTCAATATTACCTTCGCCTAAACCATTTAATTTTGTAGCAAGTTCTGCCATAGCCTTTAAATCCGCATCAGGATAGGCTTTTCTTAACTCGCTTTCTACTTGTGCGTATTTAGCGATTAGTGCATCTTGTTCTTCTTTGTCTTTTTGCTTTTTATCAAGCTCTTCAAGCCTTTTTAATTTCTCATCAAGTCCATCAAGTCCTAATTCTTTTAAATACTGCTCTCTTTGTAATTCTTGTTCGCTTGGCTCTTTTTTTGGATTTTTTAAAGCTTCAAGCTCACTCATTAAAGCATTTAATTTGTTGTCATTTTCACTTTTATAAGCTTCAAACATCGCCTTATAATCAGGCTCGTTCTCATTAGCAACCTGCATAGGTTCATTATCTGCTACTTGCGTAGGTTCATCGCCATTATTAGCAACTTGTCCTTTATCATCATCTGTTATGACATTTATTAAATCTTTTAAAGCATCATTTTCCATCTTCTTCATCCTTTATTTTGTTAATTATTATGTCTAAAAAAGCCATAGTATCTAAAGCTTTTAACCTTAACTCTTTCTCATCGTTATTTTTTGCTATATAAAAACATTCACTATATTTTGCTTTGATAAAATCTATTAATTTCTTTCCTCCTTTGGTTTTAGATATATCACTTTTAATTTCAATATTAAGCATTAGTTTCTCCTTGCATTTGCGGATTAATATCTTCATTATTTTCAAAAGCAAATAAACTATTTACATTCTTTACACCTAAAATTGGTAATAATTCTTTAGTAAGTTCTTTGCTAGCATTTATAATCCCATAAGCAGAATTTGCATCACCTATACTCATATACATTTGATATAATTGTGAAAAAACTTGCATACTAGCTTGAATTCCTGCACGTCTAATTTCTTTATTCATGGCACCTGTGCCGGTTTGAATTTTAAATCTAAAACTAGGTATATCTTCTCTTTGAAAACCATTAAAAAAATTATCTTCTCCATACTTAAAAACAAGCATTGCAAATCTATCAAATAAAGGCTCTATAAAAGTTTCGTTATACTGTCTTATATAATCAGCACTTCTTCTTCCACCTTCTTGTGCTTTTATGCTAATTTCTGTTGCTGTTTCATTTTGTGCAGTTTGAGCTCCATTGTTTTGTGGACTAACTCCTGTAACTTCTGTGAGTTCGCTTTCTAAAAGCTGTAAATTCATTCCCGCACTATTTACATTTGGTGGTGGTAATATTTGCACACCCTTTGGATCGTCTGTATATATTGGTTTTCCTAAGGTTTCTATATCTTCTCTGCTTACTCCCATTGATTTTGGCATCATTATTTTAGGCATGATATGAGTTCTTACTGCATCTATTAAAAGATTTCTAGTTATATTAATTTCATCTTGCAAAGGCATAGCAGAAGCCATTATAGGCTCGCCATAAGCACTTACATAGTTTTCGTTATCTATCTTTTTAAGTTGTGGTAGCATTGAACCCCATACAAAAGGCTGTCCATCTTGCAAAGTAACTTCATTTCTAAGTAAATTATTTTCAAATAAGGTAGAAACCACCCACTCATCATCGTTTTTTCTTTCATAAATATCATAAAGCTTTACTTTTTTATACTCATCATCTTCATCAAAAAGCTTTTCAATTTCTATTTTTTTATAAAACCCTAGCTTTTGTCTTTCATGGATTTGATTATAAGTTAGGTAAATTTCATTAACTATATAACCTACATCTTCACTATTTAATGCATTTGGATCAAAGAATATACTATCAATATCTACTCTTTCAATGCGTGGCATTCCCTTATGCCAAGTAACCTTAGCTATACTCGTTCCCACAAGTAAAACATCTAAGAAAAGCGGTTGAAAAATCTTAAACATATTGATTTTACCACTATAAAAATCTATGGCATTTTGCCAAAGCTCTATAATCGTATCATCGCTATTAATGTAAGTTTCAATATCTGCCATTCTCTCACTATTAAAATACACATCATTTAAGCTAGTGATTAAATACTTTACCTTAGCGTTTATTTTTGGTATGTAAATGCTTGATTTATTTCTTTTTCTCAATTTTTGCATTACCTTATTTTCAAGCAAATAAGCATCTTGCAACTCTTTAAAGTGTGGTTTGTAATTTTCATATCCACTTTTACTTTCGCTAATGAGTTGTGTTAAAAACGATACTCTCTCATCATTAGTTCTTTTTGTTTTCATTCATAATTCTCCATATTGTTGTTTTGCTTAAATTTGTTATTTTTAAAATATCTTTTTCATTCACTCCTTTTTCAAATAAAAACTCCGCAAATTCTCTTTTAAATTTCTTTTTAGAAATATTATTAAACCCTGATACAAGCTCTAAAAATTCATTTGCAAGACTTGACTTTATAGCCTCATCGCTTAAATTTGAAAGCTTTTTTATTTTGTTTACATCAATTGCATCATAGATCATTAAAAACTCACCAGCCATCATAACTCCAATCTTCATTAGTATTGTTTCTGCTGTATAGTTTTTCAAAAAAAGTTAATGCCACCGCATCGCTAACATCAGGACTTTTGCCATAATTCTTTTTTAAATACTCTTTTGAAACTATCTTTAAAAGCCCTTTATCGCTATATTCATACTCAATCATTCTCATATCTTTTTTTAATTCTTCATCTTTAAAAAGCTCCATGTGTTTTAAGTTTTTAGCAAAGGTAAAATACATTTGTGCTCTTTTATTTAAGTATTCATTACTGGTTGCAGAATTTGCAGAATTTGCCTCAAATACAGGCAAACCATAATTTAACAAGACATCATATACGCCAACGCCAAGACCACAAGTATCTATAAAAATTCCCTTTGGTTTATCTTCGCTTTGATTGTATTCAGCTAGTATTTTATTAGCAAGTTCCATAGTTCCAAGTTGTGAGTATTTTTTAATCTCATCAACTACAAAACCTTTTCTTTTTGCAAGAACACTCTTATCATCTCCATATCTTGCTACATCAAGCCCCCAAATATTCTCGCCTTGCATTTTTTCAATACTAAAAGAGTTCTTGCTCATCGCATTTTCAATTTCACTTAGAGAAAATAATTCAGCACTCGAGCTATCTATAAACTCGCCATAAATTTCTTGCTTGACAACTTCACTACCTTCTCCGCCAACTTCTTCAATTAGTTCTTTAATCTGATCTTCTTTTAAAAATGGATTATCATAGCTTGAGAATTGAAAATGTTTCCAATTTTTATTGCTGAGTTCTTTTCTACATAACTCGTAAAATAGATTTTTTCCTTTAGGAACTCCACCGATAATCGCTCTTGATTTAGGGTTATCAAGCAACATAGGTCTTATAGCGTTATACCAAAGATACTCTCCTTTACTACCTTTTAAAATAATTCCTGCTTCGTTTAAGATAACAAGGTCATATCCAAAACCTTCGATATTTTCACTTCTTTCAGCACTTCTCATATGAAGCACTGCTCCATTAATAATTAGTTTCTTGTCTTGCACACTCCATGAGTAAAAATCTTTTGGCAAGTTTTTTAACTCAGGTGTAAAATATAACTCGTAATAATTTTGTAAATTTGCTTGTATAGTATCCACCCATAAAACATTTTGTCCTAAAAGCAAGTTTTCGATAACAAACTTAGCACTTCCCCTTGTAAAACCAAGTCTTCTGCCCTTTGCTACAGTTATAAAGCGTGGATTTTTATCATCAAAAACTTTAAGTTGTGCTGGAGTGTAAGAAAAATCGATTTTTAAATTCATTTAATTTCACTTCTTATGATTTCAATTTTTTGAACATTATCGCTGACAACTTCTTGTTTATCCACATATCCATGCTGATTTTTTAGCAAGAACATGCTAACGCTTGGGGTATAGGTGCCAATTAAAGAATGATTAACAATATCCATTTCACATTTTTGCTTAGCTTGAGATACAATTTCTCCAAAATCCTTATCCTTCTCCCACTCATTTAAAGTTTGTATTGTAATTCCTAAATGAACCGCTAGTCCGACCTTAGTTTTTGGTGCAAAAATAATACTCTCTTTAGTCTCCTTCAAAACAACTCTTTCATTAAAATAACTCTCTATTTTTAAAATAAGCTCTTCTTTGGTCATACTTTTGCCGTTTGTCATCATTTTTCCCATCAAGCCACCCCTTCTTTAAAATTAAATTCTTTGATTTCTAAGTCTAAAAAAGATTTTTTAAAACTAATAATCTCATAATCGCCTTTTAAAACATTCTTATCGTTTTCAAATAACGCATCTAACACGCATTTTACGATATTGTCCCCATCGCCATGCCTTTTGCTGTTAAATCCTATTTTTAAAGAAAACTCATATTTCTTTTGCTTATCAAAGGCTTGAAAACAGCTAATATCGTTTTGTCTTCTAAACTCCATTTGCAAGAGTTTTTTAAAATCTAAATATTTAAGATAATCTTTACATACGAATTTAGCCCTTTGCGTGGTTCTTTTATAAGGTACGGGATTGCTTTTTAAATCAATTTTTAAAATATACTTTTCCATTTCAGGCTTTCTTAAAATTAGCTTATTTTTTTAAAAGCCATTTTGCTTTTAAGAATTTTTTCAAATATACTCTTATTCTCGTTAAATAGCCTTTTTTCTTCAGCTTTTTCAAGCTCTCTCATTTCATCTAAAGTTAAAACTCTTTCTATTTCTCGCACTGGTAAAGAATGCTCTAAATCTCTTCCTATCCTATCTTGATTTTTGAACATGAAATCAACTAAAGCTTCTTTAAATTCTCCATTAGCTATCAAATTACCATCTTTATAAGTGATTTGCTTAAAAGCATTGATGCAAATTAAAGAATCAATAGATTCTTGATTTATTTTAATTTTTTGATTGCTTCCGTAATTTGCAAAATATGAGTATTTAAAATCGCCTTTAAAAACTCTAAAGCAAGCTTGATTTTTGTATTTATTGCAAAGCCATTCTAAAAAAATTTCTTTGTCTTCAAAACGCTTTTTAAACTCGATTTCAGCTCTTTTGCAAACTCTTCTTAATTTCTCATAGGTTGTCCCTACGATATTCTCTCTTTCTAAAGTTTCGAAATAAAAATCTAAGAAAGCATGAATATCCTTAACGCTTTTGAGATATCTACCTACAATATCAGTTGCTTGAGCCTTATTAATTTCCAATAAGTCTATTAAAATTTGTATTTTTTCTTGCATTTTTTACTCCTTAAAAGCATCCTAAGATCTTGTCTTTGTTTTCATCTTTCATCCCGTAATACTCCATCAGGCTATCAACCACACTAGGATCGGCTTCTTTTTTTCTGCTAAAACGCTGATTTTTTCTTGCTTCATTTTCTTTAGCGTATTTAAGCCATGTATAAAGACTTCCTGCCACACTTGACATTCTTTTTCCATTTCTTTTCCATTCACGAGCATCCCAATAGCCTATAAAATCGTTAGCCAACTCTTCTCCAAAGTTTGTGCCATTTTTCTCATTAAAAGCTATTATTTGTCTCATGAGTTCATTTGTATTTGGGACTTTAAACTCTTTTTTTGTCATTTTCTCTAACTCCTTTTTGCTAAAATCAATAAAGCTCGTCACAAAAGAAGCGTTTTGATTAGAAACGCGTTCTTTCTTTTCTTGATTATTTTTTAAATTTTCTAAATTCTCTTTTTTTATAAATTTATTATTATTGATATTTATATTATTTATAAATTTATTATCACGTGCGTGCGTGTGTGTTTCTATATAATGCAAATTCTCTTTTTTTTCGTTTTCAGTAGTTAATTTTCTGTCGATTGATGAAGTGTTATTTTTAAGAGTTTTGCTTAGCTTTTCATCACTGCTTTTAAGCAAAGATAAAGATTTGTTAAAATGTTTTTTAACTTGATAATTTTCATCTTTTAAAATCCACTCATAAAAATTTAAAGAGCCATTTCTAACCTTTTTAATTTCTAAAAGTCTGAGTTCAATTAATTCTTTTTTAGCAATTCTTAGTCTATTTAAACTAATTCTTTGATTATTTTTAACTTTTATAAACTCTCTTAGATAGATCTCACTTACAATCGTTTTTTCACTAAGCTTTGCTAATTGAATATACAATGCTAAAGCATCAACACTAAGACTACCATAAGCTATAGTGTTTGATAATTTCAAATAGCCTTTTCTCTCTCTTAGGCTTTTACGCCCCAAAGCTACATCAAAACTTGCTATAAAACTTGGTATCACTAACGCTCCTTTATGTTATAATTTAAATTAAAAAGGCTTTTTATGTTTAATTCTTTCTTATCCGAAATGCTAAAAACCGCCACTTTAGAAAATTTGTTATATTTTTTAATAGGTGTTTTATTTGGTTTAAGTATCCGTCCTTTGTTTTTATATTTAACTAAAAAACAAAAACTAAAAAGAGTTTGTATTAAAGATATGAAGCTAGAAAACGATTTGACAAAAAGACTATATCCTAACTTAGGATATAAATTAGTTACAAAAAAAACTCCTTTTGAAATGGTTTTTAAAAAAGATAAATTTAAATACATTATTTGTCCTTACTACCGTGATAAAAAATGCGTTTTAGATAATGATAAATGCAAGATATTAAAATCCCAGCCGAAATACCAGCCACTAGAAACAGTCTAAAATGCAACATCATCAAAGTAAAAATAAATAATCCTATAATCTCAATCAATCTTTCAAGCATTTCATTCCTTAATCCGTTTTAAAAAGTCCTTTGCTATAATTTTTTTGCACCAAATCAAGAAAAGGACTTATCAAAATGGATTTAAATTTCATAGCTACTTACCTTAATACACCTTATGCTTTGGGTATATTTCTTTGCGGCTTTTTTATAGGCTTTGTATCTTGCTACTATTTCATCAAATTCTTTGGTACTAGGGAAAGAATAGACACCTTTATTTGTAAAATAGGGGATGATGAAAATAGGTTTAATGCCGACATTAATGTCTTTGCTATTTTTAAAGGAACTAAACTTAAACAAGTTCGCTGTCCTTATGCGAAAAAACTTAAATGCACACTGAGTAATAAACCTTGTTTTATAAACAATTTTTAGTATTCTCTATCCTTTCTTTTTCTCCCGCGCTTAGGTATGTTTATAAGATTGCTACGAACATCCACCCAAAATTCATGAGGTATTCCATAGAGTTTTTTAAACTCTATTTGTTTTTTAAAACTTGGGCGTGATTTATTTGTTCTAATCTTTTTAACACTAATAACCGTATAGTGATTACTCAATATTTTTGTAAAATCAAAAAAATCTATTTTTTTCATAACGAAAGTATAAAATAAAGAAACTTAATAAATATTTAATTATGTTTCTAATTATGGAACATTATTTGCTTGAAAAAAGTGTATAATTTTTATACTAAAAAAGGAGAGAATATGGGAAGAAATGGAGATATATTCGATTTTCATTTTGATACTGAAAAATTTAAATTTTATTTAAAAAATAGAGATAAAAAAGTTACATATCAAGATTTGATGGAAATTTTATATAAAAATGGCATAGAAAGCTCAGAAGCAACAATAAAAAAATGGTTGATGTCTAAAGAAGATAATAAAACAAAACCTAAACCACAATATATAAAAATTTTATGTAATGCATTGGATATTCCTTTCAACGAAGTGATATTGCAAGATGTTTTTAGAAATGATAATCAAATAAATTTCAGATATTTTCCAGATATTTATGCAAGTGCAGGACTTGGAACCTCATCTCAAAGTGAAGAAGTAAAAATAGTTTCCGTTGATGAAAATTTTCTAAAAGAAATTTTAGATATACCCATAAAGAAGAGTTATGATATTATAAAGATTAATGGCGACAGCATGGAACCTATTTTATCTAATGGAGATTTTATTATTATAGATAGAAGTAAAAATTCACTTGAGACTATTTCAAATGCAGATATTGTTATTTTTAGAAAAAATGATGATTTATTTTGTAAAAAAATTAAAAAAGAACCTTTTGAAAATTATATTTTTTTAGTTTCTGAAAATAAAAAATACGAAGATAAAAAAGTATATAATAGCGAATTTGAGCAATGCGAGATCTTAGGCGCTGTAGTATCAAAAATGGCTGTTGAAACCTTTAAAAATTTTATAGAAGTGGTGGGATGAAGAGAAAAAATATCCAAAATATTAACAATGAGTTGATTAAAGAGCAAAAGAATTTAAAAGAAATATTTTGTGAAAATGAGTATAATAATCTAAGCTTGCTTCATTATTCTATTAATATGATAGAAAACGAAACAATCAAAGCACAAAAAGTAGACAAAATAGATAAAGAAAACTATTTAACAAAATTTTGCATTGATAGGGACTTTTCTTTTGTTATTGTAAATATATTGGCAGAAAAAATACCCAAAAGCCAAATTAAAATTGCACTACAAAGATTAGAAAAGTATGTTATAATCTATCAATCAATAGACAGTTTAGTTATAGAAAGAAACGAAATTGAAAAAACTCAAAGATTTTCAAAAATAAAATATGGGAAGTCAATAGAATGGCAAGAAGAAAACTAAATCAAAAAAAAAGATTTAAGATCTTTAAGAAAATATTCATGGAAGAAAATAAAGAATATTGGTATAATGTTGCATTATTAGAAAAACTTTGGGAAAAGATACCACAATGCAATACAAATACTTTAAATGCTAATGAAGTATTTAATATTATTAAAAAAGAAAAAATAAAAATAGGCATACACAGTATTTGCAAATTTTTTAAAATAACACTAATTAAAACTAATGGTAAAAAATTTGTTATTTTTAACGAAAATAACAAATTGATAATACATTATCACAATGAGAGTGATATATTTTATTTTTTAGGACATATTTTTCATAATTTTTTAGATGGAGCATATTTTAAATATCCTTTTAAGAAGCGTACTTGGGATTTAGAACATAGAGAAAAACTGGCTAAAAAATTTGCAATTCGCTTAAAGTTATTGATTGCAGGATACGAATTAACATCTGGTCTTGGAAAGTATTTTGAAGCAATAAGCAATTTAAGAAAACATTTTGAAATAATGAATAGTTTTAAAAAGCATTTTGAAATAATGAATAGTTTTAAAAAGCATTTTGAAATAATGAATAGTTTTAAAAAGCATTTTGAAATAATGAATAGTTTTAAAAAGCATTTTGAAATAATGAATAGTTTAGGAAAGCATTTTGAAATAACGAATAGTTTAAGAAAACACACTAGACAAAAAAATAATTTAACTGAAAAACAATATCCAAAAAACAATAAAATACAAATTGAAAATGTGAAATATGATAATAACTTTTATCAGGCAGCTTAAATATAAGGAGTTACAATGAATAAAATAAAACAAGGTGCATTTCAAATTTCATCAATAGAGATAAAAAAATTCAATTTCGAACAAAACCCAGAAATTAAAGAAGGTGATATTGATAAATTTGAGTTTAGCAGGACTATAGGTGCTATTGCACAAAAAAAAGATAATAAAGAAAAAGATAAATTCTTAGTTCAGTTAGATTTAAATATTAAAGCAAATAATAATAATAAAAAAAATATTTATAATATATCAACATCAATAGTATCATTAATCGAGTTTGAAGTTAAAGATGAACAAAATGAATTTTTACTAAATAATGCTGTGGCAATAATGTTTTCATATTTGAGACCAATGATAGCACAAATCACAATGTTATCTGGCTTTCCTCCTTATCATCTACAACCTGTTAGTTTTGAACAATTCAAAGTGGACATTATAAATAATAATTAATGAAAAAACTCATACTTTTACCATTGTTATCCACTCTAGCCTTTGCTGATTATACGCAATATAAACCAAGCGAAGATTTTGCTAAGTATTTTACTAAGCAAAACTGCTCACAAGTTTTAGATAAGTTTTATTATCTAAATTGTTATGATTATAATTATAAAGGCACTAAAGCTGTAGCTTATAAATTAGAAGCGGAAAATTTAAAAGGCGAACAAATCAAAAAACGCCCACGATTTGAAGATGATACAAATATCCCTAAAAAATATCGCACCACTTGGAGTGATTATAAAAATAGTGGTTATGATAGAGGACACACTCTTTCTAATGCCTCAATGAGAAAAACAACTCAAGCTCAAAGAAGCACATTCTTAATGAGTAATATTACTCCACAAAATCCACAAATCAATCAAAGGGTTTGGAACAAGATTGAAAAAAGAGAAAGACAAGTAGCTTTAAAACTTGGAAGTTTAGAAGTTTTAAATTTGGTTAATTATGATAGTAATCCACAAAGAATAAGAAATCAAATTGCTATTCCAAGCTCTTACACTAAGATTTTAAAAGGCGAGAATTTTAAAGAATGTTATCAAGTGCCAAACCATGAAGTGGATGACGAGGGTATAAAAAAATATAAGGTTAATTGTGATAAATTTTAATTTTTATTTTATTTGAAGAGTTAAACTGATAAAATTAGTTAAATGGGACAAGGAGTTAATTATGAAAGGAATAATCTCTGGCGTATGTGCCATAGCTTTGCTTATATCGGCTAACACATTAAATGCTGACTATAATGCAAAGTTACCCATAGAAGTAAAATCAAAAAATACTCAACATGCTTTAAAAACTGTTAAAACGAAAGATTATATTAGTTTGTGCAGTGAAGTTGAAAAATTAAATAGATGGGCTTTTTATACTAGTTTATGTGACCAAAATTATTTTTTAACACTTGAAGGAAAAAATAAAATACAAGAAAAGCAAAAAATAAGAAAAATTATCAAACAATTGGATAAAACAATTACAACTTCTAAAAAAAGAATGAGTGATAAAAATTTTGAAAGATTTGGAAATGCTGACTTAAGAGTATATTATTCATCTTTGGCGACAAAAAATATATTAGAAACTATATTAGATGAAGATTTTATAAAAATTACGGGTGGTTTTGATATTTCGTTCTTTGAAGAAGATTTTGATATTATAGAATATGGAAAAGGCGTAGAAGAGGCCCAAAATATAAAGGGGCTTGTATGAAAAACTTTGCATACATAATTAATGTTTTTAACATGATTCTTAAGGAAGAAAATAGAGATACAATAAAGTATTTACAAAAAATTTTATGTAATGTTATATTAGCTAGATATGATGATTTTGCAAAAGATTATAAATGCTTTAGGAATTTTAAAGAATATCAAACATTTGAAGAATGTCTTGCTTTTATTTTTCAAATAGAGCTTAACCGAATAGAAAAAACTTTATCTTTATTAGAAGAATTTAAGAATATTCAAAATAATATTACTAGATGCATGAATGTAAAAATAGATAATCTTTAAAATAAAAAAGTTATAGTCTTAAAAGCTTTATAGGCGTTTTATATGTTTTTTTAAAGCGTTTTCAAATTCTTTTTACCATCTAAAATCTCTTTTCTATAATGCATTAAAAGACTTTGCCATTACTTTAATTGCTTTTGCTAAGTCTTTATTTGTATTTTCTATTTTAAATGTTTTTATATTAATTTACCCTCAATACCCCATCAGCCTTTTATATCCATCGCATTAATCCTTCCAATTTTCTAAAAATGTTTTTAAGGATTTTTTTGGTTTTTCATCTTCAACTTCAACATCTATAATATCTTCTTCTTGATATGGCTTAGGATTGTATTTTTTAAATACAAAAAAAGGATTTTTTTCATTTGCAAAAATATACTGAAAAATCCACAATGCTAAAAATATAGGGATTCCAAAAAAAGCTCCAATAATTGTCAAATCAGCAACTAAACAAGCTATATGCAAAACTTTTAAAAGTCTTATTACAGAGCTATTGCTTACGGGATAATTAACTTCAATTCCTTTAAATGTCAATCTTAATAACACAGTCAAAGCAAATACATAAGCATATATTCCCACAGCAATACCCATCATTACTAAAATCACATCAACACCATATACATTTAAGCTTCTTAAAAATGAAATTAATAAAATTTTAGTTATTACTGTTATTACTATTATAGCAATAGCAGAATCAAAAATAAAGTTTTTACATTTATCATTTCCGTAATAAATTTTTTTTAATTGTATAAAATATTGCATAAATAAAAATAAAGCAAAATGCCCAAGTAAAAATTACATCTATAAAAAGTATAGTTTCTTTATATGATGAATTAAAATATCCATCGCTATAATATATTAAAAGATAATTGACACATCCAATACACAGTATCGCTAAAAAAAATTTTATAATTGAATTCATAATCCTAGCTTTCATTATTATTTTTTGTTTTTATTTATTCTTAAAAATTATACCACAAATATTTTTTAAAAAAGTTTCTAATTAATATACTAAATTAAATTTTAATTAAGTTTCTTTATTATATACTTTTATCAACAAAACAAAAAGGAGAAAAAATGAGTTTTACAGATTTTTATTTTGATAGAGAAGAAAAAAGAATTTATAACCAAACAAAAGAATTAATTGCAAATGAGTTTGAAAGCAAAGAGAATTTAGAAAATATATTTGCAAACTTGCAAGATTTTAAAAACTCTTTGGAAATAAGCTTAGAAGATGATGAAGAAATAGCAATATCTTTACAAGCTTATGGAGATGAATTTATAAGAAATGCTTATGAGCTTTTAGAGAGAGTTAGAAAATTCGAAAAACAATGTAAAAAGCTTTTTTAAAAGTTTAACAAGTCCTTTAAAAAGGGCTTTCTTAAGCTTTTGACCGCTTGAAAATTAAGCTTTACTATTGCGTTGATAGTTCTGTATAGCGGAAGGGTTAGCAAGTTATCCATAAACTTGGCTCGCTATTATTGTTTATAGTGCTATTTTTAAGGTTTTCTTGCACTTTAAAAACGACAGAAAATCAAGAGTTTAAGAAAAAGAAAGTATAATTATAAAGTTTAAGTTGCTAACTTGTCTCGGTGTTGAGAAAGGAGGCTCTAAAATGTGGGATAAAATTCTAACAATTTTAATCTTAATCTTAGAGCTAATTAGAGAGCTTATAAAACTCTAATATTTTTTAACACAGACAAATTTTAACCAAATCCGCTTAGCATAAACTTAAACGATTATACAATGCCGAGACTTGCGGATTTACTCGGCTTTATCAAAAATAAAAATAAATTTGATAAAATAACATTGTTTAAGTGGCTAATTTCTCTTGGTGGGAAAGGAGCTATTTTTAATGATAGAAAAGATTTTAAATATTATTTTCTTGCTATTAAAAATAGTAAAAGAGCTGATTGAAATAATCAACCAGCAATAACCTTAACACTAAAATTATAGAATAGCCTTGCTTAGCCTATACTTAAACAATACTCACGCCAAGAGAGCAAGGTTCTTGGCTTTTCTTAAGCTCCTTTAATGCTTAAATGGGGCAACTTTTACAAATTAACTACTTGAGAATTTACCTTTTTGTTTTATTTCCTATTCTAAAGAACTCAGTTGTCCCTTTTAAGCATTAATCTAAAAGGAGAAAAAATGAAAGCTTATCACACAAAAGAACAAGTCATCATTAAACTTAGCAAAGATGAATATAGAAAAGAAATGAAGCTAAACAAGTCTTTAAAAGATGAAAATAAATCTTTAAAAACTGAAATTTCTAATCTTGAAAATGAAAAAATAGAACTTTTAAAAGAGTTAAAAGATCAAATAGAAGCAAATATGAAAAATATAAAAGAAATTAGCTCTTTGCAAAATAAAATTTATGAGCTTCTTTATATAAAAGAAAGGTCAAAACTATGTTCTTAAATAGTAAAAAAAATGAAAAAATAAGATATTTAGAAAAAGAAATTCAAAGGCTAAAAGGTGTAATAGCATTAAAAGATACTGCTATAAATGAAATTTCATTGAAGTTAGAAGAAGAAATTGAAATCAATGTAAAACTTAGTAATTTTCGTATAAAAATACTTGATGCTTTAGGGCTTATAGGCGTTTTTAAAAACGATGATAAGGCTATTAAAGAAGCAAAAAGATTAAAGGATAAAGAATGCAAATAACATCAAAACAACAAGAAAAAATAGTTTTAGAACTATTATTAAAAAATGGAATTATAGATAATTTCTATTGCATTGATAAAAGAATTACTACAAGGCTTGGAGCTTATATTTATAATCTTCGAAATAAAGGTTATGAAATAGAAACAGTTAGAAACAAAGAAACGAGAAATACTTTTTATATTTTAAAAAGTGCTCCAAAAATAAAAAAGGCAGGATAAAATGAATTGCAGAATAATTGACTTAGAACAAGGTAGCCATGAATGGTTAAATTTTAGAAAAGGAAAAATAGGTGCATCGATGGTAGCATCTTGCGTAGGTATCAAAGGTGCTTTTAATTCTAAAGAAGAAGCAAGGGATATTATCTTAGGACTTAAAGAAGTTTATCAAAATGAAGCTATGAAAAAAGGCAATAACTATGAAGCTTTGATTAGAGCTAGAGTTGAGTTTTTACATTCCGTGAGTATCACTCCTGTAGTTTTGCAAAGTCTAGAAAATGAAATGTTTATAGCAAGTTTAGATGGAATGGATGAAAACGGCGTTATTTATGAGTTTAAATATTCGCAAGATGAGTATGATTTTATCAAAAGAAATAAAAAGCCAAGTGATAAATACTACGCTCAAGTGCAATTTCAACTCTATATCAGTGGTAAAGAAAAATGCATTTTTGTAGCCATGAATAAAGAAGAAGAGATTGTAGAGTGCGAAGTTTCAAAAGATGAAGCTTATCAAGAATGGTTGGTTAAAAATATAAAGCAATTTATATTAGATTATATCATAGATCAAAAAAGTGAATATAAAGAGCTTGAAGATACTAAAGCAAAAAATCTAACGATTGAAATTATAAGGCTTGAAAACACGATTAAACCTATTAAAGAAAAGCTAGAAAGTCTTAAAAAAGAACTCATAGCCTTAGCAAATGGAGAAAAAGCAAGATGTTTGGATATTACAATTTATCCGCAAAGTAGAACTACAATTGATTATAAAGGCTTTTTAGAGCAAAAAAATATTACTGTGCCTAAAGAGTTTTATAAAGAAAGTATTTCAATGTGTTTAAAAATCAAAAAAGGAGCATAAAATGAGTAATGAAGTTGTATTAAAAGAAGAAAATAAATTAGAAATAAATTTTAATCCTTATGAGTTGGCTTTGGTAAAAGGTGATTTATCAAAACTTAGCGATGTAGAACGAGCGAGTTATGTTAAAAATCTTTGTGAAAGTTTAGGTTTAAACATGCTTACAAAGCCTTTTGAATACATAGTATTAAACGGAAAACTTACTTTATACGCAAACAAATCAGCAACAGATCAGCTAAGACAAATAAGAAAAGTAAGTATTACAAAAACAGAAGTGGCACAAGTTGGCGATATTTATATGGTTACAGCCTACGCAGCAACACCAGATGGAAGAACTGATTGCGATACAGGTGCTTTAAATATTAAAAATTTAGGTGGCGATAATTTAGCAAACGCAATAATGAAAGCTATCACAAAAGCAAAAAGGCGTGTAACCTTAAGCATTTGCGGACTTGGAATGCTTGATGAGAGTGAATTAGAAACAATAAAGGAAAAGCGATTTTTAAATCCAAATGAAGATTTAAAAGTTTGGGGTAGTGATGAAAAAATAGCCTTAGAAAATAAAGCAAAAGAGATAAAAGCTTTAGGTGCTGAACTTAGAAAATTTATGAGTGATAATGGTTTAAACACCCAAGAGCAAAACAGTTTTATAAAAAAACATTCTTTATTTACAAGTGAAAAAATACAAGAAGTTCTAAGTAATAAAGATGAATTTTTAACACAATTAAAAGGAGAATTATAATGTTACCAGCATTTAAGGCAAGTTTTGAAGTGGCAAATTATTCGCCAAGCGTAGAGTATTTAAGTGAAGGTGGGCTTTATAGCGGAGTTTTCCGCAAAGCCTTTTTATATGATAAATTGGCAAGTGATGGAAGCAATAATACTTTTATTTGTTTTGAATTTTTAACTAGAAAAGAGCAAAAACTAGCTATTTTTAATCTTTTTGTAGCTAAAAATAACGATTTTAGCTATATCAATAAAAATGGAGAAAAAGAAAATTATTTAGGATTTAGACAATTAAACGCTATTATGAAATTCTTTGGAATTGATGAACTTGATTTTAGCGTAAAGGGAAATGAGAATGTTTTTGGAGTGCAGACTGAAGTTATTTATCTAAATTCTTTAGTTAATAAACTTTTAGTTTTAGGTTTTGGAACAGAAGAATATTTAAGTAAAAATGGAGAGCTTGCTAACAAAATCTTTCTTGATAGAATTTTTAATGAAAAAATGCAAAACATGGATGAGTTTCAAAATAATAAAGAGCCTTTATCTATAAAATCTTTTAAAGCAAGGCATAAGCCTTTAAATAATGATAATAATAAATCATTTATTCCAAAAGAAAATCAAAGCTATAATCCTTATGGAAATGAAGTAAAAAACAATAACAATGAAAAATATATCGAAATAGGAGATGATGATGAAAGTTTGCCGTTCTAATTATCTTGAAATTGTAAAAATCATACCATTTAGCGAGAGGAGAAGTTGTTTTTGTCATTTTTTAAGAAGCAATGGGTTTGCAATTGAAAAAATAAATGGGAAAAACCATATAAGAAAAGAAGATCTTGAAAAAGCTTTTCTAATTTATAAAAGTAAGCCTCATAGGAAAAACTTTTTTAATGAAGAAAAGCTTATTGTAAAGGCTTTTGAAGATGTTTTAAAATTTCTAAGGGGTAAAAATGAAACCAAATTTATATAACGACCATTTTCAAAATTTTAAAAGATATAATATACCAAAAGCACAGCTTGTAATAGCTGATATTCCTTATAATTTAGGCAACAATGCTTATGCTTCATCTCCTGAATGGTATATAAATGGGGATAATAAAAATGGAGAAAGCAAAAAAGCAAACAAGGCGTTTTTTGATACAGATAATGATTTTAGAGTTAGCGAATTTATGCACTTTTGCTCAAAAATGCTTATAAAAGAACCTAAAGAATGCGGTAAAAGTCCTTGCATGATTGTTTTTTGCTCTTTTGAACAACAAGCAATGTTAATTGAAGTAGCTAAAAAATATGGCTTTAATCATTATATAAATTTGGTTTTTAGAAAACAAAGCTCATCTCAAGTTTTAAAAGCAAATATGAAAATAGTTGGAAATTGTGAATATGCTTTAATCTTATATCGTGAAAAACTTCCAAAATTTAACAATGATGGAAAGATGATTTATAACTGCATGGATTGGCAAAAAGATGAAGGTATTCCTAAAGTACATCCCACACAAAAGCCTATAAAACTTTTAGAAAGATTAATTAGTATTTTTACAGATGCAGGTGATGTTGTTATAGATCCATGTGCTGGAAGCGGAAGTACTCTTTTAGCAGCTACAAATTTAAACCGCAAAGCTTATGGCTTTGAGATTAAAAAAGACTTTTTTAAAAGTGCTAATGAAATTATGTTTAAACATATAGAAAAAAGTCTATTTGCTTAAGTAAAATTTTGATAAAATAATAAAAGAATAATTATTAAATAAAGAAAGAAATACATGTCAGAACAAACTTATGAGTTAAGATTTGAATATTTTAATGAAGAAAATGCTACATTATTTTTCCAAAAAATTACAGATTTTTTACTAAGTATTGATAAGTTGAATAATTCATTAGTATCTGTTTTTGGTATAGAAATTGATATAAATATTCAAATTAAATCTATAGAAAAAGGCTCTATAAGAATATGGATTGCTGAAAAACTTAACAAAATAAGCGATGATGATATAAAACATTATATTAGCAATCCGAGAGAATTACTTGCTGATTTGCTTATAAAATCTAAAAAAATGATTTTAGAGAAAATACAAGATAAAAAATGCCAAGATATTCCAAAAGAATATAAAAACATTATAGAAAAAAGCGACTTAAAAGATTTTGGATACAACAATAATGAAACCAATCTATTAACCTGTGTATCAGATCTAACACATAAAGCAAAGGAGTTTAAACATAAACCTATGATAATATTTGAAGAAAAAGTATATGGAATAAGTGAAACATTTGACTATAACCCAAAAATAGCTGATGGAGTTAAGGAGCAAATAAGTAAAATGCAAGGTGCGTTTATAATAAAAAAGCCAGATTTAACCGGAGAAAGTAAATGGGAAATTATTAACGACAAGGTTATAAAAGTTAAAATCAATGATGAAAATTTTAAAAACAAACTCAAAGACAGAAGTATAAAACTATCTTACGGGGATAAGATAAAAGGCGTTTTAATTTCTAAAACCTATATTAGCAAAGATTTGGAAGTTTTAGAAAATGAATATTTTTTAGAAGATATCAAAGGTATTATTGAGCCTAATTATACACAAGAAAAAAGTTTATTTAAATAAGGAGAATTAATGCAAAATTTCAAAGCTTTTAAGCTTATTTCAAAACGTATTATAAAAACACTTTTAAATGATTTTCCAAATCAAAGCATACTTTTTTCAGATGACTTTAACAAAGATTGTAAAGAATATAAAATAGACTTTAGCTCTTGTATTCATTTTCTAAAAGAATGCAAAGTTTTAAAATATGATAAAGAAAACAATGGCGATTTTTCAGGAGTTTTAATCAGTCCTAAAGCTTATTTATACTTTTCTAAAAATGATTTTAATGATATTGATGATTTAATTGAATTTTGTATGAGATAAAGGATTAAAATGCAAGAAGAAACAATTACTTACGCAAGAGGTCGTTTAACTGAGCTTAAAGATAAAAAAGATGAACTTCAAAGACTTATCAAAGATAGTAAAAATCTAGCAATTAAAAATATACAAAATGATGATTTAAAAGGTGCTAGACTTTATATTGATAAACTAGAGCTTTATTTTGATGAACTTTTAAAGACAAATACGGATTTAAATTTGCTTTGCAATAAATGGGGATTTAAATGAGTGAAAATATTGAGCTTTTTGAAAGCTATACGGCAAAAACTTTGGGAGAACTTTATAGTACCTTTCCTATTCCAAGCGATTTTAACTTTTTTGATTTTATCCCAAAACTAGAATATGAAGAGTTTTTAACACATCAATTAAACGCTTATCATACGATAAATTACCTAAAAAATAATCATTTTTTGGATTTTGAGAGTATGGATTTAGAAAGCGGAAAAGTTAAAAAAGCTATTTTAAAACCGAAAGCCTTAGAGCTTTTAAAACAAGATGGCTTAGGAGTGCAACTTAGAAAAGCTTTAAGTACAGGAAGAGATGAGCTTATAAGAAGTATTGTAAATAGGGCGTTAGAAATGAGCCTTAAATTTATGTTTTAAATAAAGGAGAATTAATGCAAAACTTAGAAAAATATAGAAAAGAAATATTTAAAGATGATTGAAGTAATTATAGCAATACTTTTATTTTTGATACTTTTAGCTATTCTTGGATATAAAAGAGAAGCTGATAGTCTTTTAGGATGTTTGTTAATGATACCTATTGGAATTATAAGTTTTTTGTTTGAAATATTATTGCACTTATTATTGAGTCCAATTTATATTATTGCTTTTTTTATGCCATCTAAAGAGAAAAAGGCATTAAGCAAATTAGAAATTATTAAAAAAGAAAACGAAGAACTAAGAAAAGAAAATGAAGAATTGCTAAACAAAAGAGACTTATTGCTCAAAAAGATTAATAAAAGGCATAAGTATGAATAAAACATTACAAGAAATAGAGGAAGAGATAAAAGATTATGAAAATGAAAATAATAGACTAATAGAAGAAAACAACAAATTAAAACAAGAAATAGAAATTTACGAGGAAGAAAATGATAAATTATATTTTGAAGCTTTGGATAGAGAAAGGGAGTTATTAAAAAAGAAAAACAAATATGTATTTTTTATAAAAAATAATTACGATAGAATATACATGTGGTTGATTATAATAGCATTAGCTTTTATTATTTATAAATTTATTTAAAGAAAGGAGTAATATGGCAGAAGAGAAAGAAAGTAAGGGGAGCAACCTTATACAATTAAAAGTTAGCGACAAAGCAAAAGAATATCTTCAAGAGAGAGCTGATAGCTTAGGTTTTCCTCTAAATACATATATTTATCATCTTATTATGAAAGATATGGAAACTTTTAATCAAAAGTGATTAAAAGTATTACTTTAGTATTATAGTAAAATTATAATAAAATACTTTAATAATTATTTAAGTATTTCAAAGATATACTTTTAAAATATTTTAAACATTATAAAGGTATATCTATGCAAACACAAATTCAAATCTACAATGATAAAACAATAGGTACTGAAATAAATTCAGCTAATGCAAGAGAAATATTTTGTTTTTTAGAAATAGAGACGCAATTCTCAATTTGGCTAGAAAGAAGAATATTATCTTACAATTTCATTGAAAACCAAGACTACATTATAGAACTTGTTTATACAAAAGGTCGCCCTCGTAAAGAATACTATGTAACCTTAGATATGGCTAAAGAACTTTGCATGGTTGAAAACAACGAAAAAGGCAGACAAGCAAGGCGTTATTTTATAGAATGTGAAAAACGTCTTAAAAATCTCGAACAAGAACAAATGCAAAAACTAGCTTTTCGCCAGAGCTTAGGTTACAAATCCCAACTTAAACAGCAAAAGCAAAAGTATGAAAATGAGATTAAAGCTTTAAAGTATGATTTAGAACACAAAAAGGAGTTGAGTTTTAAAAGAAAACTCAGTCAAAAAGAACTACTTGAACTTAGAAAAATACTTGCTCGTGATTATGGAATTCTTTGCATAAAAGAATGGGAAATGAGTTTAGTTGCCGAAAAAATAGGAAAAGATACTGTTTTTGAAGCTGTTTTAAATAAATTAGAAAAAGAGCTTAAGTATTGGCAAAATTATGAAAAATACGAAGAAAAATGGAAAAAAATATTAAGGAGATGAAAATGAAACTACAAGATTTTGATTTTAGGATTTGGAACAATAATTCTAAAACCTATGAAGCAGGAAGTATAATAGAGTCGTTAGGTTTTATAACTAGCGTATTTAATCAATTAACCTATGAAAAACCTACTATAGATTATGAAATCGAGCTATGGACTGGCTATTTTGATAAAAACGGAAAAAAGATTTATGAAGGGGATGTTATTAAATATGTTTATATATTTAAATATGAGCTTCTGGATAAAGGTATGATTAAAAAATTACCTAAAAAAGTAAGCATAGGTTGTATAGGAATTGATAATTTTCTTGGTTTTAGAATATTGAAAAATAAAGAACTTCAATGCTTTATGAAAGATATTGCAAATATCGAAATCATAGGTAATATCCATGAAAACAAGGAGTTATTAAATGTTAGATTATAATTCTTGGCAAGAAGCACAAGCAAAAGTAGAACCACTTAGAAAACAAGTTATGGAGGCGATTTTAAAAGATGAAAGATTTAACGCAAGTATTCCTGACGCAGATAGAGATAATCTTTTAAGGGTTGATATTAAAAATCTTACTTTTGATTTAGTTTTTGATTTAGGAAATTTTCATATTGAAGCTAGATTCAATTTATTTTCACTTGGTTACCTTGAACATAATACTAAAGTTACCATTTTTGAAGGAGATTATGATTTTTACTGCGGAAATGTAAAAAGAATTGTTGATGATTTATATTTTGAGTTATCAAGAGAAATACCAAATACAAGAAGGGCATTAAAAGATTTAATAAAAGATTGCAAAAGAGTTTTAAAGCTTAAAGTTAATGATAAATAATGAATATCATATAAAATTTAGAAAAAAAATTAAGGAGTTAAAATGGGAATTTTAAAAAGACTTGATGAAACTATCATTATCGAAGATGATAGGAAAAGTGAAAAAGAATTAGTTGAGTATTGTATTTTAGAAGGGATTTCTTTAAATGATGCAAACTTGGAAAATATAAATTTAAGTGGATTAGATTTTGATAATGTATTTATAAATGGAGCTAGTTTTAAAAATTCTAATTTAAATGATATTTCAAGTAAAAATGCATCTTTTATAGATTGTGATTTCAGCGGTGCAAGTTTTAATTTTTGTAATTTCTTAAGAACAGAATTTGAAAATTGTATACTTGAAAATGTAAATCTTAGGGACTGTATAGGAGATATGAAAAATATCTTTAGTGTTGTCGTTGATACCTATGTTATGACTTTTACAAAAACCATGATGAATTTAGGGTGCGACACTAAAACAATAAAAGAATGGCGTAATTTAAGTGTTGATGATTTAGAAGATGAAGAACAGAAATGGCTTTGGAATTATTACAAGGATACTATTTTTGAAATTATAGACAAAAGATTAGGAGTTGAAAATGATTAGATTAGATATCGGAGATTACTACACAAGAAAAGAAGTTGCAAATCTTTTAAAAGTAAAAGAGCCTATAGTTCACAAATACGCCAAACAAGGCAAATTTAGAGAGTTTAAACAACATAGAAATTGTTCGGGATTGTATCCTAAACAAGATATTGAAAATTTTATAAAAAAATATTTCGGACTTGTTGATTTAGATCAGCAATCTCATCGAGATAATCTCCCCACCACTGCATAAGAATAGCTTTTTCCTTCAAATTTAAAGCATGATTATATGCAGATTTAATCTTATTTTTTTCTACATGCGCTAAACACAATTCTATAATATCGCTACTCATTTGGTGTTTATTTCTATTTTCATGGGCTAGGGTGCTAAACATAGCACGAAAGCCATGCGGTGTAAAATCATCATTAGAGTAGCCCATTCTTCTAAACATGGATCTAATTGTGTTATCGCTTATAATTTCACTTTTACTTCTTAAACTATAAAATAAATAGCCCGTATTAATACTCATCTCTTTGTATTTTTTAAGCATATATACACATTGAGAATTTAAAGGTATAGTATGTGCTCTTTTCATCTTCATATCTTCTTGCGGTATATACCAAATACCATTTTCCAAATCAATATCTTCCCATTTTGCACTTCTTATACTAAAGCTTCTTTGTGCAGTTAATAAAGAAAACATTGCTGCAATTTTTACACTAATATATCCCTTGTAATCAATTATATTATCTACTAATGCTTTAATTTCTTTAGTTTCCAACAAGGTGGCATGATTTTTACTCGCTTTATTTATAAGCAATTCTTTTCTATTTAGATTTGCCATGGGGTTACTTTTAATATATTCTTTTATAACACCATGTCTAAAAATTTCATTTAAAAGAGTAAAGAACTTATCGGCACCTTCTCTTATATTTTCTTTTCTAAATTTTTCAAAACTTTTTAAAATATCCTTGATTTGCAATTTATCTAATATAATTTCTCCATAAATTCCAAAAGCAAATCTTTGTAAATAACTCATATAGCTTTTGTAGGTTTTTTCGCTTAATTCAAGTTTTTTAAGATCCATTTTTTCCAACGCTAATTCTTTAAATGTTATTTCATACTTTTCTCTTATACTGTCATTTTCAGCTAAATTTACTTTTAGATTATCTCTTTGTTTTCTAGCGTTAGCAAGATTGAGGGTAGGGTATTCCCCTAGAGTTATTCTTTTGTATCTTAAAGTTTTAGGACATTTATAATTAAATATAAAAGTTTTCTTACCGCTCGGATAAATACAAAGAAGTAGGTTGTCAAAATCAGCAATATAGTATTTTTTGTCTTTAGCTTTTAAGGCTTTTATTTTGGTATCATTTAGCAC